CGTCTATATCAGCTACCACGCGGCAGCCTAGTGTCTCAGGTCAGCTGATACCTTTTACTATCTTGAATGATAATATTATCGATATACAGACTCCTATTTTAAGCGCCGGTGTTATACGCTTTATACCTTTTAATAAAGCAGGTTATTCATTTAGTGATGATAACTTAACGACCCAGACATTTAGCGCGAACTCTACCTTTATTAACGTAGAATAATTATTAAATATTAATACATACCATGGCCGACGAAAAAAAATCATTATTTAAATCGGATATTTTTAAAAATATCGCGAATAAGTTACCTTATCAAACTCCAAATGCGGATGAGATAATCGGGCAGTTAAATCCGAAGTATGAAGTATTTCAAGATACTGGTATAAAAAGAACAGAAGCGCTAGCTAATCAATCTGTTTTATATAAAAATGATTATAATACAGTAGCTACTGGTCAATTTGGTACCGAGACGCAGTATGCAGAATTAGTATACGCTAATATCGAAGAAGATAAGTCAGGTAGATTACGTGACTATAGAGTAATGGCTTCATTTGCCGAGATAGCAGATGCTTTAGATGAGATATGTGATGAAGTTATTAACAAGGACGAAAATGGTAATATTGTTAATTTAGAATTTAGAAATACAGATCTGGATGCTAACGATCAAATTAAGATTCAAGATGAGTTTGAAAAGTATATCGATTATTTCAACTTAGAGAGACGTGGGTTTGAGTATTTTAGACAGATGCTAGTTGAAGGTGAAGTATACTTCGAGCATATTGTACATAAGGAATATACTAAAGATGGTATACTAGGTATTGTACATCTACCATCCGATCTAGTTGATACGGTGTATGATAATATTCAGAATATGCTTATTAAGGGGTATATCTTACGCAAGCCAGTATTCGATCCAAACAAGCCTACTAAGGTAGATAAGATGGAGCTTATACCAATGGACGATAATCAGATCACTTATATTAATTCTGGTATATGGAATCAAGATAAGACTTTTAGGTTACCGTTTATTGAAAATGCTAGAAGAGCGTATCGTCAATTATCTCTAGTTGAAGATGCTATCGTTATATATCGACTTGTAAGAGCTCCAGAACGTCTTGTCTTTAATGTTGATGTTGGTAATATGGCACCACCAAAGGCTGAAGCTTATTTAAGAAAGCTTATGCAGCAGTATTGGTCAAAGAAAACTTTCGATTCGAATCAAGAAGGAGCTGTTCAGAAATTTAACCCTCAAAGTATGTTGGATTCATTCTGGTTCGCTAAAAGAGCTGGCTCGGATGGTACAAATGTTACGCAATTACCTGGTGGTGCTAATCTTGGTGAGTTAGCTGACTTGATGTACTTTGTTAATAAGCTTTACAAGGCGTTAAAAGTACCTACCAACAGGTTAAACCCAGACTCGTCGTTCAGCGATGGTAACGAAATATTACGTGATGAGCTTAAGTTTGCAAAATTTATTATAAGATTACAGCAGCAGTTCGCTGGAGGCCTTAAAAATGGATTTGTAACTCATTTAGAATTAAAAGGTCTAAAGCAAAAATACGGTATTAAGGATCAGAATTTACATCTACACTTTAACGTACCAACAAATTTCTACGAATTAAGAGAAAGTCAAAAGCTCGAGCTTAAGGCTACTAATTACAATAACCTTGTTAATAGCGAGTTTATATCTGCTACATACGGTCAGAAGAAGTATCTGGGATGGAATGAGGTAGATATAAAAGCTAATAGAGAGCTATTACGTAAGGATGCAGAGTTTCAATGGGAGCTACAGCAAATACAAGGAGCTGGACCGTCTTGGAAAGACACTATACAACCTGCAGGTGGAGGAGAAGCTGGAGAGCTCGGCGGTACTGAAGCCGGAATGCCTCCTGAATTTGGAGGAGGCGAGGCTGCTGTGGAGCCAGCGGGTGATGAAGGCGCAGGTGAGGAAGCAGCTGCAGAACTACCAGAATCTCCAGCAGTCTAAAGTATTAGTCTTTCCAAACTAATACTAAACTGCCGTGATCTAATATAGTAACCAACTCACCCGACGTTGGGTTCATAGTAGTATTTAAAAAATCTTCAAAATACTCAGTTGACATTGCTCCAGTAACTGAAGGTACGACTGTTGCGTGATATATAGGTGTTGACATATTATTATTTATTAAAGTGGACTAAGTATATGTGAAAGTAATAAATATTTTAAATGGCTAAGTGTGATATAACTCCAATTTCTGCATTCCAGAGCACAAACTTAAACAGTAAGATTGATAATTTTAATCGATTAAGTGATAGAATCTTACGCTCTCTAGGCTACCCGTTTATAAACGTCGAGATACATCGAGATACTTTATATGAAAATATTAGTATATCTTGCGAGATGTTTGCAAAATTTGCTGGATATACTCAAGAATATTTACTATTCGATAGCAATCTATATGTTAAAAATCAAGGCATTCGTTTAGATCACTTATTCTCTTTACAGAATTCAGATTCTTTACAGCAACAAGTTGAATTTAATAATGAAAGTAAGGACTTTTCTAACTACATACAAGAGAATGAAACTCTTTATGTAGCTAATAGTGCTATACCTGGTACATATTTCTCTACAATATCTGCGTTATCAGCATCTCTAGAAGACGGCACTTTCGCGAATCAGATATTTAGTGAAGATGTATATAGCGTTATAACTGATTCGTCTAGTACTATATTATCTGGGTTATCTACCTACTTTACACCTAGCTTTAAGCAAAATTTTACTACTGAAGGTACTATTACTGGTAAGCGAGAGAAGTTTATGAATAGCTTTGATTATGATATATTGGACTACAGAAAAGTTATCGCTGTTCAAGATTTTGAAGAAGGTTCTTCAACCGGTATCAACACATTATTCACAATTGAACAAACAATGGCTCAGCAAACATATTTTAGTTATGCTATGGGTAATTATGGGTTTGATCTAGTTAGCTGGTATGTGCTTAAGGATTGGATGGAAATGAGAGAGAAGTTATTGGCTACTAAACGCAGTTATACATTCGACGACAGGACGCAGATGCTAAGAATGTACCCACAGCCGCGCTCCGGAGGATCGTCCGCTGCTAGATTTTACGGTGTAGTAAGCTGTTATATAGAGAGACCTATTAGAGATATTATAAAGGAGCATTGGGTATATCAATATTCATTAGCTCTTACAAAGATAGCCGTAGCTAATATTAGAGGTAAATACGGCTCTGTAACTTTATTTGGCGGTGGTAGTCTTAATTCAAGTGATCTTATGACACAAGGCTTAAGTGAAAAAGAGAAGTTAGAAACTGCATTATATGAAAGCGCTCCTGGCTTAGGAGATGCTGAACCTCCTATGTTCTTCGTCGGGTAATGAATAGAGAGGCTGGTTATAACTACCTAGATACCTCATATACAGGTACTAGCGCGGCTTATCTATCTGGATTAGGTGATAGTGACCCTTATAATGTCTTTAAAATTATAGGTAACGGTGATATGGGGATGGCAAGATCTACTGCTGTAGGAGAGCTCGGACCTTTTATTTAACGTTAAAGACTTCTATTAGCTTACTAATTACGCTGCTAGCATCTGTAACATCCACTGATTTACTTTTTACAGCTGTATTTAATGTTTTTGTTACTGGTGTATCTGCTTCGTAGTCTCCGTATATATCATCCACATTATCATCTATAGATAGGTCAATCTCAACTTCTTCTTCTATTCCCTCGCTGCTATTTACTATACTATCAACTTGCGCTGAACCTATATCAGTTAAAATAATATTTAAAAGCTGGCTAGTGTTCTTTTCTTCCTTAGATCTGCCAACAAAATCTATTATTTCAGATTGCGTAAATTTACCTCTTAAATCCTTTAAAGGGTTTTTATATGAACCGTAACATAGATGCGCTAGATACTGTATAGTAATCTCTGAAGCGTCTTTAATTAAAAAGTAAGCTCCTTTTTTTAAAATCTTCACCCCAGTGTCTGGTTTATCAAAAGCTACTTTAGCTGGTCTCATTAAATTTTTTTGTCTAATATCTGAATTAGTAATTAATTTTTCTTCAAATGTCATAATTATATTTATAAGATGAAAAAGGATAAACGATATAGACAGGGTATATTCAAGCCTATTAACAGTAAAAAATATATCGGTAAAGGTGATCCTATATATAGATCAAGCTGGGAGTTAAAGTTTTTTAGATGGGCAGATTTAAATGAAAATATATTAGTCTGGGGTAGTGAAAATATTATAATACCTTATCTAAGTCCTATTGATAACAAGGTGCATAGATATTTTGTTGATAACTTTATTGTATTTTTAGATAGAAATAAAAATAAAAAGAAATTTTTAATAGAAATAAAACCCAGTAAGCAAGTAGCTAAGCCTATAACTACAAAGGGTAAGCGTAGAACCACTATATTATACGAGCAAAAGACTTGGGTTGTTAATCAAGCTAAATGGGTAGCGGCTAAAAAATGGGCGGATAAAAAAGGTTATGAATTTTTAATTTTAACTGAGAAAGAATTAGGTATATAGTAAATCTATTTTTTTAAAGTAAATAATAATAATGGAGTCTCAAGATAATATTGATACGTGTACAATTAATAATATTACTTTTAATTTGACCACGTCTCATACGGACAGAAATGTCATTAAGGTATCATCTAAGCGTGAAATCTTTTTTGACGTGTTTGAGTGTGCGATCTATGACGGGCAGACTTTAGTGTTGGAAAAGGTGGATGAGGTAGATATGCTGCCGGTAGTTAGTGTTGAATTTACAAGAGATGATAAAATATATACATGTGAAGCAGTCTTAATTGAAGATAGGTATGAAGAGTTTATTATCAATGAAGATAATATATTTTTTAGCCGGTATATATCTACTTCTACTACAGCAGAAGTAACT